AAGAGATTACGCGCAGGAGCTTATGTTCTTGCAGCAGGTTAGAGCAACAGGCGTTAAGTCATCTACCTTGGCTAAGGGCATAGATATGCAGATTGCCGACTTGGTGCTTGATGATGAGAAGCTCAAGCAAGCGCATGAAGAGATCGAGCAGAACACCACAGCTCTTGGTGACTTCTCCGACAATACGCAAATCTACAAGTACCACATCGATAGCGGGCTTGTTACGCCGAATGAGGTTCGAGAAAAGATCGGCCTTGATGATGTCTCTGGCGGTGATAACTTGATTCCCCCAGTAACGGATCAAGTGAATGGCAACGGATAATCAGCACGATGATTATCTTGACCGTTTAGCCGATCAGCATCAGGCTAGGATTGGTGCTGCTTTGGTTATCCTTGAGCGGCGCATAGCAGAGTTTCTATCTAGTGCGCCAGACCTAGACGGCAAGCTGTTCGATCTTGAGTGGTCTATATCGGCTCGCGCTACATTGCAGCAGATTCTTGAAGAAGAATACCTGCAAGAAGTGCAAAGCATTCTGGACGGGTATACGGACGTTGAGCGCCGAGCTATAGAGATGCTTAACAATTACGGCGACTTCACTAGAACCAGCCCAGCCATCGTTGCCCAACTGCAAAGACTGAGCTTTCAGGGCTTTGAGGTTATCGGTGCTACCTACCTCGATACAATTGCCAATGAGGTCTATCAGAACGCTCTTACAGGGCGATCCAAGGCGCAGATGATTGGTAACATCAGGCAGACCATTAACGGCGTGTACAGGCAGAGCGATGATGCAGAGATCAATCGCTTAGTGGACATAGCCAAGAACGGAACGCCAGCACAAGCAAAGGCAGCTATCGATAAACTTCATTCCGTCTATGCTGCCGATAAGGTCGGCAACAATATGAGGCGATATGCAACGCAAGTTGCACAAGACTCGCTTATGCAGTTTGATGCGTCAATCAACATCAATGCAGGTGTTGAGGCGGGCGCTGAGAAGTGGAAGTATTACGGCGATGTAATTAGGGACTCACGCGAGTTCTGCCGTAAGCACGCAGGCAAGACGTACACAACTGAAGAGATCGGAGTTATTTGGTCTGGGGATTGGACTGGCAAAGCGTCAGGCGATCCATTCATTGTTAGGGGTGGCTACAATTGCAGACACCATTGGCGACCTGTTTTTGAATAAGGGTTTTGTATGTACAATAAGGCGACAGGTAAGCGCAAGAAGAAGCGTAAACCTAAATAGTGGTAAAATACTTTGACTCCATTGGAGGTAGCGTTACATGAGCGATGAAATCATGGATACAGAAATGGCAACTGAGGCCGAAGCACAATCTCAGGAACAGACCAAGACGTTCACTCAAGAGGAGCTTGATCGAATCGTTGCAGATCGCGTTGCGCGGGAACAGCGAAAGGTCGAGAAGAAACTCCAAGGTCTTGATATTGATAAGGCCAAACAACTGCTGCAAGAACAGGAGCAGAAAGAGCTTGAGCGTCAGAAAGAGCGCGGCGAGTTTGATGGCATTCTCAAACAAACCGTTGAAAAGAAGGATGCTGTAATCAACTCTTATAAGCAAAAGCTGGAGCAGAATCTAGTAGATAATGCCCTGCTGCTTGCGGCAAGTAAGAACAATGCAGTGTCCGCAGAACAGGTTGGTCAGTTGTTGCGTGGCAATATCAAGCTAACAGAAGACGGCGGTAACGTAGAGATTCTGGATGGCAGCGGTACTCCACGGTATAATGACAAAGGTGATCCTTTATCAGTAGATGAACTGGTAAGCGAATTCCTTACGGCAAACCCGCATTTTGTCCGAGCATCACAAGGTGGAGCTGGTTCATTAGGGAATGCTGGTGGCTCTACGCACAAGCCTCAAAGTGTTGCGGATATGGTTAATAACTGGGAGTCAGGTGGCCGCGAGGCGTACCGTGCTCTCAAAACAGGCAAGTAAAGCTAATCTTATTTTGAGGTAATTCAACATGGCTAACGAAACAACTAGTGGTACTTTAGACGACCTGTTTGCGAATATCATCGCACAGGCTCGATTCACTGCTGAAGAGCAATCAATCATGGCTGGTCTTGTTACTCGATACGACATCGGTAACGTAGCTGGCAAAACTATTCAGGTTCCTAAGTACCCATCAATTGCTGCTGCCGATCTTACTGAAGGCACAGACATGAGCGCGACTCAGGTATCAACTAGCTCAGTAAACGTAACAGTTCAGGAAGTTGGCGCACAGGTTGTACTGACTGACATGGCTGCTTTCGGCGCTGGCAACCCAGCTCAAGAGCTTGGCACTGTACTTGGTAACGCTATCGCTACTAAGATGGATCAAGACCTTATCGCTCTGTTTGACGGCTTCTCAGCGTCTTTGGGAGCTGCTGGTCAAGAGATCACTGTAGCCGATCTATTCAAGGCTGCTGCTACTCTCCGCGCTAACAAGGCTCGTGGCGATATGTACGCTGTCGTTCATCCTTTCCACGCTTACCAGCTCAAAGCTAAACTCACTAACACATTCGTAAACCCGAATGGTGGTGTAGGTCAGAACGCTGCAATGGCTCAGGCTTTCATCGGTTATATCTGTGGTATCGAAGTTTATGAGTCAGCAAACGTAGGCGTTGACGTTGACGGCGATGCTAAGGGCGCTATCTTCACTCGTGAAGCTCTTGCTCTTGCTATGAAGCGCGACTTCAACATCGAGACCGAGCGCAATGCATCACTCCGTGCGTGGGAGCTTAACGCTACTGCAATCTACGGCGTTGCCGAGCTTGATGACGACTACGGCGTTGAAATGTACTTTGACGCAGCACTGTAAGTCTACGCGCCCTACGGGGCGCTTTTCTCTTTCTGCTGGGGTGTTACATGGCATTTTCTAACGACTGGAATCTTAAAGAGCTTATCCCTGATATTCTTGATTTTGGTATCGAGAACTTCATAGATGAGCATGGCTTGGCTCAGGCTGAGATCGAGCGAGAGATTCGCAACCGTTGGTGGAGACGCTCCGGCATTGCTGGCGAGCTGAACGCATCATTACTAACCGAGTCTCAATGGACTCGCGCAGCCGCTTACTTGGTGCTGTGGAAGTACGCTCTACCAAAGCTCACCAACTGGGTTGATAATGACCGATTTCTTGAGATGATTACGTTCTACAAGGCTCGGTATGGTGAGGAGATCGAGGCGGTGTTTGCTGATGGCGTAGAGTATGACGCTGACGAAAGCGGAACCGTTGAGGATACTGAGCGCGAGCCCACACCATTGAATAGGCTTAATCGGTAATGGTATTACCTTTAATTGGGCGGTTCATTGCGCGAGGTCTTGTTGCAAAGTCATTTGACGATGATGCTATTGCCGACACGGTTAATAACGTCAAAATTGACGTTGAGCAGACCCCCAAAGACCCCACCGCTTTTATTAAAGACCTTGATGCGAGAAAGCGTAGAAACCTAAAGAGAGCCTTGTCAGTAACGGCTCAAACTGGCATCAACATAATGCTGGACAGGACAGCCAAAGGAACCGGCATAGACGGCGCTTTTAAAAGCTATACGCCAGATTATGAAAACTTTAGATCGCAATCCGGTAGGGGCGTAACTCCAAACCTGTTCTTTAGTGGTAATATGCTTGGCTCTATGACAAGCGAAGTTAGAAAAAACGAAGGGATTATATTCTTTAGCCGAAAAGAAGAATCGGCCAAGGCATCCAAGAACAACAAGAGTCGACCTTTCTTTGGGTTTACAAACAAAGAAAAAGGCAAGCTCTCTGACGTGTTTAAGAGGTATTACCTAAAATGAGTGCCAGAGAGAACATCGCAAACAATATAGTCACAACGCTGAAAAGCGCGATGGCTCCAATCCGCATCAAGTATGTGACGCGAGAGCCTTTTGATTTTGACAAGCTAAGCAATGCCCAGTTCCCTGCGATATTGGTGAGAACCGCTAACGAAGATCGGGAAGATTCCAGTATCGGCGGCTCAATGTCTCAGCGTATGGGCACAATTGATTACCAGCTTGTTTGCTTTGTTAAGGCTAAGGCAATAGACACGGCAAGAAACAATATCGTTGAAACGGTCGAAGAGGCGCTTGATATTGATCGCAAGCGCGGAGGCCATGCAATAGACACGCAGGTTGTTGGTGTCGAGGCTGATGACGGTAGCATTGACCCCATTGGCGGCGTTATAATAACCGTTCGAATTCTTTATCAATACACGCGCGGTGACGCGTAAAGAGGAAATATCATGGCTACTACTAAAGGTAATGGTGGTGTAATCAAGGTGGCTGCTAGTGGCGGCTCTGTTGCGTCAGTGGCCGAGGTTCGGTCTTACAGTTTTGAGACTAGCGCCGACACAGTTGAAGATACCGTAATGGGTGATTCTTCACGCACATACAAGCCAAGCCTAAAAACTTCTACATTTAGTGTTGAGGTTTACTGGGATGAGACCGACACTACAGGTCAGTTGGTTATGGATGAAGCTGCATTGGTTGACTTTGAGCTTTACCCCACTGGAACAGGCACAGGTGAGACGTACTACTCTGGCTCTGGCGTGGTAACATCCAAATCAATAACTGCGTCATTTGACGGCATGGTGGAGGCTTCCTTCTCTGTTCAGGTCTCAGGTGATGTGTCAGAGCTAACGGCATAAC